ATACCTTCAAAAGCCAGACCGATACCAGCACCCTCAAGCATATTCTTGAATCGGCCTTCAAACCAACCATCTGATTGATCTTCAGGGGCTGCGAGGTACTCGGTAATAGGATTATTGAACTCAGGGTAGCTTTCTATGAAGTTGGAGATCCGAGGGTCATTAGCTCCAAAAGAAGCAAAGTCAGCCATTCCAGAGGCTACAGATGCTCTTATAAAACTATTGCTTACTCCAGCAGCCTTAAGGGCTCTGAATGCTGGAATGAAACCTGTGAGAAACTGAGCCCCACCACGAACTAAAGCACCAGCCGAAGTGGATGCAGGATCAACCGTAGGGAGACTCCCTGATTCTGTAGGAAGCTCAAAGTCTTGGCCTGAGATTGCATTGAAGAGAGTCCCGTATTCATTAAGTGCATCAATGAATCCTCCAGCAACCTGGGGGACTGCTTCAGTGACAAACATCCCAGCCGATTCATAGAATGGTGTGTCTTCAGCTTTCTGGTCAGCTTCAAACTCCCGAAGGTCCATTTCCAAGGCTTCCCCCGTAGCCCTTGGGGGTGCTGTAGTCCCACCGTAGGCTCTGAGGAGATCTAAGGTAATTGTCATTGTTTACTATGGAACTTTTGTAATTTATCTAAAGCTGATGGTTCTTGCTCAGGAATTTCAAGTGGAGTTTTTCCAGGAAAGACATCTTGGTGGAGGGCAAGGAGTGCATCCTTTAAGCCTTTATCTAAAGGTTTCATATGCTCTATTTCATCCTTGATAGATCCTCTTACCCACTGAACCCATTTCATACCTTTGTTGTCTTCACCAACAGGCCAGTTTTTTTCAGGGAGTCTTCGTTGAAGCTCTAGGAATAATGCTTTCCCAGCTTTCCTTTTCTCTTCGTTAGACCCTTCTAAAGAAGCAAAGATATTGTCTTCTTTATCTAAAGCCATCCCTGCACCTCTGATACTCAAAGTAAAATCGAAGTAATCATTGTAGAGATCCAAACCACTCTTTTTCCCATTGGTGTTTTTAAAATATCTGGTCTGTTTTTCTCCACTGACATCAATTGAGGAATTCTCAGAGATTTCTATGGTCAGAGGTTTGATTTCCTCAGGGGGGTTTTTGGATGCTGTATCGGCAACTTGTCTTTGGTTCCACCCTGCAACCAGTTTATTATGTTTGTCTATATCAGGCTGAATCTTTTTAACAGCCTCTTGCATAATTTCTAGTTGTCTCTCTGTAGTAAGTTCTTCGGTGTTTGTTTTAAGAATTTTTTCAGCTTCAATAGCAGCCCTAATACCCAGAGTCTTTAAACTAAGGGACCACTTTCTATGACCTTCAGGGTTCTGTAGCTCAAACACACTCAACCCAGCCATCTCACTCTTTAATCCTGGGGAAAGTTCAGCGAGTTCAGTGAGCCTGATTTGTTCCTCAATATATTTAAGGACATTCTTATCCAAGGTTGTGTTACTTCGGATGTAACCTAACAATCTTGTAAAATCTTTTTGGATTAAAGTACTGGAAATTTCTCTAAGACCATCTTCACTAAGAGCCCCAGTTCTAGCCTTGAACTCAAGATCAACATAAGCATCTCTGTATTTTTGAGAATCGGTGTCGATTTTTCCTAAGTTCTCTTTAGCTTTTTCTTGGAATGTCTTGGATGCCCTAAGTTCACTAGCTTTTATTAAAGGGAACCTAGTTTTTAATTCTTCAGGGGAAGGCCAGTCCCCTTTATTAACATAGTTATCAAACAGATCTCTTTCTTGCTCTAACCTCTTATCATCAAGTTCTTTTTTATCCTTTGCCTCAATCTTTATCTTTCTCTCTTGAATAACCTTTCCCAAAGAGACATAAACTTGTCCAGCTTCTTTAGAAAAAACAGGGATATCAATAAGCCTAGCTCTCCCCTTAGATGCAGTATCAAAGACATCAAGCATCTTCTCAGCTACCTCAAGATCCTCTTCAGAATCAGCATTAAGGATTATTTCACCAACTTCATCCCCCCAGATTCTTATAGCTTCCCCGATTGCTGCATCATCACTTAAACCAGAGGCTGCACCATTATCAGCAGCATATGCCCTTAGTGAATCCTGGTTAAATACAATCTTCTTTTTTTCTTTGTCAGTAGCTCTTTGGTAGCTTAAAACCTGGACTTCAATTCTGTCTCTTAACCCTTGAGAAAAGTTCTCTCTACGATCTGAATAAGTTTCTTTTTGGACCTTCTCATAGAAAGCTTTGTTGATTTCATTGGCAAAAGGCTGCATAGCCTCACCAAAGCCTGAGTAAAACTCATCCGAGGAATCAGGGACTTGGTCTCTGTAGTGGTCCTTTCTGTCCTCCAAAAGTTCACTGAAGATATCCTCAACTTTTCTGTCAGCATTTTCTGGTAGTTTAGCTTCAGCAAAAGCTTGGTCCATAAGACCTTTTTTACCTTCAAAACCTACAGTGATCTCGGTGACTAATTTGGACCCTACATCCTTGGCATAATTTTTACCTTGGAGAAATCTCCCGTACTTTTGGTAATCCTCATCTTCTGCCTCAAGACTGTCATCCAGTTCCCCTCGGGCATCATCTGCCAAAGCTCTCAGTTTAGCTTTTTCCTGGTTATCCTTATTCTCAGCAATTCTCCAGTCAGCCATTGATTTTACAAAGTTCTGAAAAGAATCTACCTGAGCTTTGTAATCAGTGAGATTGGGGTCTGCTTGTTTGGGACGGGTGTAGACAGAAACTGGACTGGCTTGGGGTGCAAGTTGATACGATCCAGTATTGGGAGCCGAAAGTTTATATTCTGGTTGAGCCATTATCTTCCGTATCCTCCAGTGTAACCCCCGTAAGGTCCACCTTGTTTACCCCCATAAAGACTGAATCTTGTGTCCCCTTTAGGAACATTAACCTTATTAGGTTTCTTTTTCCCAAACCAAGAGTTGCCACTAGAGGCATCCATAGAAGCCCCTTGTAAAACTCCACTACTGGCCCCAAAAAGTGCAGAGATAGGATCAGGTTTCCCAGGCATCTGAAAGGACCTTAGTCTATTCAAATAAGTGGCTTTAGCTCCCCTTCTGGAAATACCAATTTGTTGTTGTAGATATTTAAAATTTTGTTTGTCCACTGATCTTTGGAACCCGAGCATCTCTTTTTCTCTTCGTACATTCTCGGTGACACTAAATCTTGCTCTGGCTAAATCCCTATGGATATCCATTCCTAAACCTCGGACCTCCCCACCACCTCGGGCTCTTATAGAACTCAAAGCTCTCTCAGCAGTAATTTGTTCAAAGAACTTTTGCTCAGAAGCTTGCTCCCCTAACTCTTGGCTTCTTCGGCCCCTCAGTCTTTCCTGGTTGACTAAGGCTGCTTGTTCTTGGGCTTCTCTGGTGTTCAGTTGTTGGTAGGTGAGCTTAAGTTCTTCTTCAGCAGACTCTTTATTTTGTTGTCTTAGTTTTTGAGCTTCTCGGTACGCTTTAGCTTGCTGTCCATAAGTATAGACACTACTTAAAACCATTAAGCCGGCGTAGGCTCCCCCTGCACTACACATTCGGTCCTTGAGACAAGATAGAATTCATAGAAAGTATCACTTTTTCCAAAACCATATTTAGGTATTTCTCGCATGAACTTAAACCCCAACCACTTAAGCCACCGAATGGATTTCTTGTTTTCACAGTGAACATAGTTGTAAAGGATGAGATGTCTTTGAGAGAGTTTAAGAATCCACTCCCGAGCTTCCTTTAAAAACTTTTTTGAGAATCCTCTGAAATCCCCATTGGTTAACATCCAGGGGACTCCGTATAATTTGTCTCCCCCGTAACCACATCCAAACATCCCCATAATAAATCCATTTTTTACAATGGTATTGCACTCATAGGATGTTTCAAAAGAAATCTGAAGAGCCTCAAGGGGACTTAAACCATCAGAAGACAAAACCTCATAAGCATCCTGCTTACATATAATGTCTGCGACTTCGTAGCAGTCTTGAGCCTGGGAGGGTCTGTAATCAACGCATATACTGGGAACGTAAGTTCCACATACCTTCCCACTCAGCACTTTGGAAGATGCAAGGGAGGAATGTATCATTTTTTAGTTTTACACTGACCTCGGTAGATTTAGACAAAACTGGGAATCTGTAGGACCCAGTATCCAAAGGAGTGTTGTTAAGGGTGTGTCCAGAATCAGACACAAGTCTGCCATTAAAAACATAAGTATCATTGGTACGATCTGAGGGTGCTATCACCATAGTAAAATACCCAGTGTTGGAGTAAAGGACTGTCATGGTTCTTATCTGCAATCTACCATTGGTCATAGGGGTTTCATCTTCCCCTTTTCTCACCATGACTTCACTGAATTCATACTCAAATTCAAAGTTAATACCAGCGTAGACAAATCCATCCCTGGTAATAGCTTGTTTAATTTTGTTAAGAGTTAAACTGTAAGTCTCTCCATTATCCCAATCGGAAAGACTAGTGGCAGCAGCAGTCTCAGAGGACACTGTAGCATTCACGGTCCCAGAGGCTCCTTCAGAATTATTTACAATCACTGCCCCGTTATAAACCCCATTGGCTACAAAGGTTGCTGTTGAATCAGTTAAAGTAGAGGCATTAGCAGACCCAGTATGTGATCCCTGGTAAACTACTGTATCACTAGACCCCAGAAGTTCCCCATATTTAGACACGTAGACAACAGAATTATTGTTTGAGTAATCCGTAGAGTTCCCATCTGCATAATAGGTGCTTGAGAAACTATCAAAGGTTGCTGTAGTTGTTATTTTAACTCTTCGGTCAAGATGGACAGGGTGTGTCCCAGACATAATTGATACTGAATCATCCTGAGAAAGCTTCATCTTCTCCAGGTAAACATTAGATCCTCTTTGGACCACCATGTAGATAGAGTCTTGAAGAAACTCAGCCGTAATAAGTGTGGAATCAAAAGTAAACTTAGACCATGCACTTTGGAGCTTGTTGGTTCCTTGCCAAAAGAACCTATAGACATACATTGTCTTGGCTGCATTAGTGTCCCCAGTGAGGACTAAAAGCGTATCATTATTACTTGAGGCTGCTAAGTGAGTGGCATTCCCAAGGATGTATTGGGGTATGTGAGAAGTGATCTCAACTGCATCATTGGTCTCACTGTCTACCTCTACAAAATACTCTCGGATTCCTGTGTGAGCCCCATTGTCCGTTGCGAAGAATACGAATCTTCCTGCACCTACTGGTTTAGCTGTGAGATCAGCTTCAAATTCGGTGGTTACATTAAGGGACACGTTGGTGGGACTCAGGTACTCAGTAGATTTCATAATGAACTGAGTGAGATCTGAGAATATCAATATACTTTCCGAGAATGGTACTGCATGTTTAAGGATTGATACTTTATTATTGGAGACAGCCACATCAATTGGGTTTGTCTCCAAGGATGTCAGGACCGTTGGACTGAACCAGTTATAGAATTCCCCTGATTCAGTAAAGATGACATTCTCATCCGCAAGAACCCCTAAACGGTTCTGGTGAAAGAAGATGTCATTGATTTTTTTACCATTAAAAGAAGGGAACTCATTGGTCTCATCATCCCCAGCTACTCGGGCATTCCAAGGGGTCTGTTTTAAACTAAAAGTCCCATCAGCTTCCTTAATTAACTGAATGGGGAGTGTGTCTGCATCCAAGGAATTTTGAAGACCTTCTCCAACTGTTTCTTCCCATACACCATTCTTTGCATCATCTAATTTAACATAAAAGTTATCTTGGTATTTTGCAGAATCCCCTGTGATTTTAAGAACAATCCCTTCAGCTTCTGTTGGTCCATGACCTGGGAGTCGGGTGAAACTTGGAGTCTGGTCCTTATAAACTCTGGTGTAAACATTCCCTCTGGAATCTAGGACCTGGATGTCAAAATCCATAGCAGTCCCATTCGTTACTGTAGCCCCACTGGAATCCTTGGTGCTTTGGATGTGGATCACTGAACCAAAGGTATTAACACTGAAGGCTGCATGACTTGTCCCATCCCCTTGGGTGTCAAAGTTTGTATTAAGCCAAGTATTATCCCCTACAGTGGCACTGAGGTGTTCATCAGTACCATCAGCCGAGACAACGGTTATGGAACTGGTGAGTTCAGCAGCAATCTGGTTAGTGGAAATTACTTTCTCATTATTCCCAGTAGATATCTTTGTACTGAGATAAGCTGCATCTTTCCAAGTTGTGGTCCCTGATTTTTTAATCTGGATTTTATAGGTGGTCCCGTAATCCCCAGTAGCAATATAGACTAAAGCTTCAGCATTCCTCTTGGCACTCACCGTGCTATCCTTAGCTACTGTTATTGTCTTATTCAGTAGAAAGGTGTAATCAGCAATCGTAGTGGCAGCAAAGGATGTCTGGGGAGTCCCAGCAGCTAAATAAGTTTTGACAGCATCGTATAGAGTCCCCGAGGTCACGGTGGACCCACCTGAGTCCTTTACGTTAACTGTTTTGGCTACTCCAGATTTATCGAATATCTTAATTCTATCAGTGACATTAGTCCCAGTTCCTGTGAGGACCACAATATACGCTTCGTCCTCATCCCTCTTGAGTGCATGAATAAAGGCTCCCGAGAGAGAAGAGGTAGATATCTTGGCGATATGCTCTGTCCCTGGTCTTTTTTGGAGTCCATCAACAACATCAGATATCCCATTGACTTGGGTGGTCCCTTGAGTCTTTAAGCGTATAGAGGCTGGTTGTTGTGATATCCCTCCAATCAAATTAGGAATAGTACTGGAAATTAATCCCATCTCAGTATCCGTAGCGTAATCTTGAGCCCCCTGAGGACACTCGGTCTATCACCGAAAAGGTCCCGTAAGTTTGAAATATGTTGTGTTCTCCGTTTTCCCCTTCGGCATCCTTGAGTTCAGACAAAGCCACAAATTCATCACTTTGTTGAAACCCATGAAGCTCGGTATCCCCTACTGTTCTGTCTTGGAAAATCCTCGATGCTTTTAGGCCAACATATCTCTTGGCAACCTCAGGTAAATCATCAAAATCCAGTTGGATAATTAGGTCCACATAGACTTCTGAGTATTTAGCCCCTATGTCATAAGTGTGATTGACAGCATCGTAGACTTTAAAACCCCTGAGGACAAAATCCTTATAAGTACTTCGGTCAACAAAATCAGCCTTTAGTGTATTGTAAGGAAATTCAACTTCTCCACTAGTGGCATCAGGTTCAAATTTCCTGGCTATGTCTCTGTTAAACCACCAACCCATTTGTTGGGTATCTCTGTCCACATTACCTAAAATAGTTTCTGCCATCTCAGCATCCACCAAGCCAGAGCTAAGGGAAGACACAGGTCTTTCACCTATGGAAGACAGCATGATATTTACTGTCTCAAGTTGTGTTGTCCTGGACATAATTAGTAAAGGGGCATGATAAGGGTGTTATACATAACAAGAGGGGAGAAAGGGGGAACCTCTCATTATGATGGGTAAACTCATCACACCCCTATTCTTCAATGTGATCTTTAGGAACTACATTCCTATCGTATTTTGTAGTATCTTTGTGAACCTTGGTCCCTCGGTTTTTAATTCCTCTTTTCCTCTTCTTTTTAGGTTCTTGAGCTTCCTTGGCAATTCTTTGTTCCTCCATTGCCTTCCAAACTGAGGGGGAGAAATTGGTAGGACACGGTTGATACCTGGAATTCTGGATAATATTTTCAAGGCTCATATAAGTGTTTTTATATGGGGAAAAGGTACAGCAAGGACCCCCTCTTATATAAAGGAAGTCCTTGTGTATAACGAAAGGAAACATCATGAATAAAGAAAAAAACGGGGGTTACAAAGCCACCCACCGCTGGGCTATTTAAGCTTATGTGTAGACTTTTACACAAGCTTCTGGTCTCAATACGCCATGACCTACAGCACATTTGGCAACCATCAACGAACCCTGTCTTCGCATATCATACTCGGCTTCGATACTGATGTCTTTCAACTTAACAGTACCCACCGCAGAGCTATGGAAGGCCAGGAACTGAGTGGAAGCAAAGTTATCTGGTTCATTAGCAGTATTAGTCCCATCCACGTAAGAATTATTTTCACCATCAACGGCTGTATAATTCGTAGTTTGGATATGACTCGACTTCAGGATGTTCATTCCAGCAACCTGGAAAACTGATCCATCTTGGTAAGAGCCAGTCGCATTAGGACTCCAGTCTCGGTTAACAGCCTTGGCAGACTGAATTAACGCATAGAACATGGTAGGGGAGAGGACAACATATCTATTGTCAGAAGGGATGAAATTATCATCAAGTTCCTGAGCACACTTAAAGATATAAGTTGCTACATTATCCCCATCAGTAAGATCAGTACCCCCAGAGTCAATGAGACTCCCTGCTTCCATTCCAGTTACAGTAGCAGGTTTTAGCGAGACATTAGCCCCAATATCCACTAAGCGAAGCAGATTTTGGTCCATCCGCTTTGCTAAAGCAGCACCAATTTCTTGGGCATATGGGCCTCTGACATCATAGTGATTCATCGTTTCCTCAAGGGAATCAATGAAGACACTGGAGATTAAGAGGTCATCGATATTGATGGTGACCTCGTT